TGCATTTTTCATTACATTAGCCAAACTTTCACATCTTTTTGTAGTTTGTTTATGCCAATTACTATCTATCATTTCTTCACTTGCTTTTGCAAGATCATTATTTTTTAATGCTTCCCACATTTTTTTAAACTTCATAACTCTTGGTTTTCCCAATTGAAAACACATCTCTATAATTACACCTTTTACAATATGATTATGTTCTATATCTGCAAGAAGTTCGTTAGCTGAATCATGTGCTATTTTAAAATCATTATCAAAAACTTTTTCAAGAGTTTCTTTATCATAAGTAGTACCCTCAACAAAGTTGTCAGTGGGTAGTACAAGATGACCATAGCCAATAGTAGCGAAACCCAAACTATCGGAATACACAGTATCCCTAAACCCTTCATGTTCTTTAATTCGTTGTTTGATTTCTTCCATAAATTACCTTTCCAATGTTTAAGTATGTTTAAAAATTTTATCATTCATATTATCTTGCATTTGTTGGAACACTATTTGAGTTTACAAAAGGTGATTCTGCAAATGCAATATAAAAATACACTACCCCATTAGAGTTAGTTCCACCAGCTGTACCTCTTAATTTAAAACCATTAGATAAAAAATCTACTTTTTCGCTATAATCATATTCTGCTCCATTAGAATCTGCAAAAGCAGCTATAGATGTAGGATTAAAAGAGTTTCTTTTATTATCTAAAATTTCCCAACTATTTAAACCAGTAGATCTTACAATCAAGAGGGAGGGTTTAAATCCTGTGTAAATAAACTCTCCAGAATCATTTCCATTTCCTGTGTACACTCCAAAATGTGAAAAAGACTTTTTTCTTGTAAAACAATAAAATAAATGTGTATGTCCTGATGTATTTATATCTCCACCATGACCAACATTTACTACACTTGAAGTTGGTAAAAGTGCAAAAATAGAAGTGTTTGTATTTTTTGCAAGATTATTGTTTAATTTTACTCTTTCATCTTCTGCAAAAGATTCATGAAAAACATTCCAATCTCCAGCATTTAAATTTTTTGAAATTACCAAATCAGGTTTTGCACCAAGTCCATGACCAATTGAAGTATCACCTCCTGCTCCAGTGTATGTTACAATACTAAATCCAGAAGTTGTATTAACAGATACTTTTGATTGAATAGCACCAGAAAAATTAGATGAGCCAAATAATGAGTTTGTGTTTGCTTGTCCACCCATCCCTGAGTGGTAATGGCAAAAATAATATAAAGTTGGTGCTGATGCTGCTACTGTAATAATTATTTTTCTTGATGATGCAGAATTAAAATTAGATGTGTTATAATAATTAGCTTCAGTAACACTAGCACCATCTAATTGATAAACAATACCTGTTGAATAAGTTGAACCCCCACCATGACTTCCATTAGAAGTAGTAGAAAATTTCATTGGGTGTCCATCGTTTGAACTGTGTGATAAATCAAATGTGTAAGTACCACCCTCTTGTAAATCTAAAGTTACAGCACTTGTTCCAAAATCATCAAATCTATATTTGTTTCCACTATCAGAAACAACTTTTACTGTGTATGTTATTGCTGGTGCAGTTCCACCAGCTAACCAATTCCATGAAACAAAAGTATCACTTGAAGCATTAATTGCACCCTCTGTTCCTACAGTAAAACCATCACTATCAAAAGAAGTAACAGATGTTCCACCATCAACCCCCCCTGTAAATTCAGCACTATTATCATTAGAAAATAATGCTTTATTAGCACCTTGAACTGAATTTGATAAAAAATGCACACCAGATGAATTACGTCTTTTAGTCCAAACAAAATCAGGTCTATGTCCAATTCCTGTTATAGAATTAGAACTTCCTGTACCTGTATAAAGTTTTGTATTAAAATATGCAGTTGGGTCATCTATAGTCGTATAAGCCATTATCCAAATTCTCCTAAATTTTTTGTGTTAATACTGTAATAACCACTTGGTGGTGCATATTCAAAATTTCCATAACTATTATCATCTGTGTTTCCTGATGAGATAGAAAATGATGGTGAACCAAAATTAATTTCACAAAAAGCATCACTACTTGTACCTGTATCACTAATGGATGGTAACATAAATTTACCTGTTGTAACTCCTGTAATTGTACCTTGTGAACTTCCATCTTTATAAAATGTTATTTGTGCATCATCTGCATTGTAAGCGACACCAATTATATTTCCATCTCCCCAACTTGCACCATAAGAACTAGCACTCCCATTTACAACTTTATTTCCATCATTTGTATAAACAACAAATGTTCCGCTTGTAGGTTGCCAAGTGCTGACATCCATGTCTTGTGCAATAATTCCAACTCCAAAACCATCGTTTGTATGAATTTTTACTTCAAAATACCATTTACCACTATCTTGTATTCCTATTGTTCCAAATGCAGTTCCTTTATCTGAATTAGAAGCATTTGCTCTTAAATTATTTTCTGTGTAAGTCCATGTAGCTTCAGTATTTAAAGGATTTAATGTACAAAAATTATTTGTGCAAGTATCACTTGATCTATCTTGAGCTGATAATGCACTTGAGCCAAAATGATTTCCATTACCTGAACTATCACCACCTAATCCATTTGCGTTTTGCCCTGTTGATACACCTGGAACATTTAGATAAAAACCATTTGTTCCAAATGATAAACCAGATGGGTCTTTAGGTTTCCATATTGTAGGTGTATCTGAATCAAACTCTCCAAATGAAGATGCACTTAAAGTTGTACCATCTAAAATACAAAATTCAGCTAACATTAATCCAAAATTAGTATATGAACTTCCATCTGTTCTTCTACCAATATCTTGATCTTTACCACTTGTAGCTATTTTAAAGGTATCATTTTGGTCAGGGTAAGTTTCTGTACTAAATGAAGTTTCTTGAGTTCCATTAACGTATAGTTTGACTCTATTTGCGGCTGTTCCTTGTGTCGTATCTATTTCATAAACTATATGATACCAAGCAGATGGGTCACGAAATTTTCTATTTGTTATTAATACACAGTCATTAGAACCACCTGTTCTACTTCTTAAATATATTGATCTTGATGTTCCGTTTAATCTTATCCATAAATTATTAGATGTGTTTTGATCGCCACCCATGTAGATATACTGTTCACCTGAATCTACTGGATATGTATTTTTAAACCAAAAAGATATTGTATAATTAGTACCATAAGAACCTGATGATGCTGTTCTTGTTAAATAAGCATCTTCATCATGATTAAATCTTAATGAGTGAGATACATCAAAACCTGTATCTTTTATTGAATTTGTGCCTAGTATTAAAGGCATTAGACAACCTCTTTAGGAAATTCTGCTAGTGGTCTTGTAATAGAACCATCATCTTGCTCTGTATATGTGTATAAAGTTTTTAATTCTTCAACATTTGTACAAGCATCTATTTGAGTTTCCATTTGATTAGATTTTGTTCTTACATCAGCTCTAAATGTTCTAATATTTTCAGGTACATTATAATCTTCGACCTCTGTTGCTTTTACCACATACCAATCAGTTGGTGCAAGTAAACCAGATGCTTGTTGTTTTACAATTCTTTTTTTTTCAGTTTTTAAACCATAATTAATTATTTGATTTCCATCATCATCTAATAAATTATTACCATCTTGATCTACTGCATCTTCATCTTCTAATGTCTTTGGTGTTGCAGTTCCCCATGATTTTGTAACTTTATTATCTGCAAAATTATATTCTTCATTAGTATTTATATAATATGCTTCGTCTTTTTTGTTAGATAAATCTGTAATAACTTCATAAATACCTATCGCATTTAATTCAGCAGAAGACCATAATTGAAAAATTTTTGCTGGATATTGCACATCATCAATAATTATAGGTTTTGGATTATTAATTATTTTTTCAATGTTATTATCTTTAATTAGTGCGTACATATTTTAACTTTCACTTAAATTTAATGTTCTACCTACTTCTTGCCAAACAGCTCCATTGTATCTAAAAACTAATATATCTGTTTTACCATCAGTGCTAGTAAACGTAGGTGCAGTTGATGCTGCAAACTCAAAAACAGTATTAAATGCAATTGTGTGAGAACCATTATAGTTTATTTCTAAAGAAATAAACGAACCCTCAACTGAATTTGTTGGTGCAGCAAAAGTAGTATTTTCTGTTGTCAAATGATATGCGTTTGGTTTAGCTTGAACATCCCATGCAACAGCATTTGATGATGATGTTAGTGCTTGTTGAGGAATATAAGCTAAATCGTTAAATTTAATATATCCACTTCCTTTTGCAGTAAATTCTAAACCAACATTTGTATCTCCACCAGTTGCAGATAAAACAGGGTTATTTCCTGTTGCTGCATTTGCAATCGTAAATTCATTTACTGCACTAGCTGTTTCTGAAAATTTTAATAATTCTAAAGTTCCGTCTCCAAGTGCATTTCCATTGACATCTAATTGACCACCTAATTGTGGTGTTGTGTCTCCAACAACATCTGTAGCGGCATCTGAAAAATTTATAGTATTTGCTGATGTATTTACTGTTGCAAATGTAATATCATCTGAACCATCAAAAAATTTTATTTCTAAACTGTTAGAGCCTGAGTTAGTTGTATCTAGCCACATAGTTCCAACAGCTGCTCCACTAGGTCTTGAAGTTCCAGAGTGCATTGTATTTAATGCTGAAAGTGCATTGTTTAAATCTGTTCTAAAATCAGGAAAACTCTGATTCGCAATGTTCATGTCATGTTGTGCCATATTTTCTTATACTCCTTTTAAAAGCCCTTTGCAATAAAATCAAAATTTCTTGATATGTTTGTGCCACTTGAATTTTTAAATAAAACGTCAAAACTATTAACAGTTTTGTTTGAAACTGTAAAGAAATCTCCTGTTGCCATATTTTCAGCAGTTATACCTACTGCATAAGCAGTTGATTTAAATGGAGTTGTAAATGTAACAGTTTTTGTAGAAGCTCCTGATGTGATGTCATTTCCACTAAATATTCTGTCTATCATATCTACAGTTACAGTAGCTTCAGATACAACTGCTGTTGAAGCTAAATCGCTTGATGTAAGAACAAGTCTAAATTTAAAATATCTTGCAGTATAATTTCCAATAACAAAAGTTTGAAATGATGTGTATGTTGAATTATCATCAGAGGTTGCAATTTCTAAATGTGCATCACAATTAGCTGGTGTATCTCCATCAAAATTTGATTTACCATTATCAAAATTACCAGAACGATTATCAAAAAGATCATCTGGATTTCTTGCAGATTGAGTAATTGAAGCTGTAATTCTAGCTGTATGTTTTGCACCAATATCAATAACATTTGCAAATTCATAATTACCTGATGCTAAAAAGTCTGCGTTAGCTACTCCAGAGTCAAAAAATCTTGTTGTGTTTGCATCAAATAAACCTGAAGCGGCATCAAATAATTCACTAGAATTTAATATAATAGCATCATCAGACAGGGCTACATTAGTTTTAGTCCCAGCAAATGTAGGGTGTTCGTTGACAGTTGTTATGTTATTAAAACTATCTGTGCTTACTACATTTGATATAACTGCTGTTGCATTTGAACTAAAGTTACCTAATTTATCTACCGCTTTTATAAGATATGTTCCTACTCTAGCTGGTACAGTTATTGAAGTTGCTGGTCTTGATACTTTAGTCACAAGATTAACAGAGTTTAACCATTCCGCAGTACCATCAGTTTTTGAAGAAAATCTAATTTGATAAAATGCTAAATCTAAATCTGAAATAGCATCATAACTTAAATGAGCATCTTGCCCTGATACATTACAAGTAAAGTTTTGAACATCTGATGGTGGTGCTATTGCACCTACAATTTTTCTTTGTGCTGTTACAAAAGAAGAACTAACACCTAAAGTATTTACTGCTTTTACTCTTACATCATAAGTTTGTTGGTCAATAACATTTAAAACTCTATGATTTAAACCTGAACCTTGTGCGTATATAATAAAATTCGAGTCTGTACTTAATTTGTATTCTACTTGGTAAAAATCAACGAAACTATCAGGTGATGCACCTATCGCAACATCTAAAGCAACAATAACAGTTCCATCATTATACTCAACTAATGTATCTGAAAGTGTAACACTAGCTGGTGGTTGAATAACAAATGGATTTGGAAGTGTTGTTGTTGGTGTTGATGTTTGTTGTGTTTTTGAAGCAAATGTATAATGACTTGCTTGATATTCGACTAAATTTAATCCAATAGTAAAATCTTCATTGAAAGTTAAAGACATAACACGAAATGTTTTAGACGAAAAGCCGAGTGAGGAATGGCTTATGTTAACCAGATCACCAATGACTAAATCATAAGCATCAAAGCCTACATTGATTGATAACTGTAAAGCTTCTCTTGATCTTCTAAGAATTATTTCAGCCATCTCCTCTGCTTGGTATGGTGAAGTAAGTGACTTCATGGAAAATCTACCCTCTAATAAAAATCCACCATCAGCAGTTTTCATAGTTGCATGACGATCAGCAGAACTTAAACCTGAGTCATCAACAGGTGGAAACTGAACTTCATCTGCTTGGAAATTACGATCAGGATTTATAAATGAAACTATAACTCTATTATAACGATCTCTTTTATTTGGGCTTGTTAAAGTATATCCACCTATAATATCATCTTCTGTAAGTGTAA